CCTAAACACACAACTTTATCAAATGGAATAGTGCTGTTAAGTTGATTTACAACAACTGCGTCATGTTCAAATATTGTGGTTGGTTGATAACTTTCTGCGGCAAGTTTCCATATACTATAATGAGATAAGAAAGCAGCCAAACAATTATCCAACCTAGAATATACTTCTTTGAATCCATCAATGCTAATTCCTTCTTTCTCAGCCATAGCGTATATGTCAGTATTACGTGGTGTTATAGCCTCGAAATGTTCTACTAAAGTTCCATATGAAGCTGCAGATTGTATACAGCGTTTAGCTATTTGTACTGATTGTTCAATATCACTAATTGTAATTACATAATTTTTCATAATGTTGTTGTACTTGGTAACCCTTGTACCCTTGTGTAAAATTTACGTGTTACGCCTAAACCATCTACCAACTGTCTACACATTATAGCATCATTAGGCCACAATCCATAATTATAGGTTAAACTAATTAGTTTTTCAGCTCCTTGAGGTGAAACAATATAAGAAGAATTTCCTGCTAATCCTTGAGGAACTTTTACATCATCATCAATATATGGCGCATACTGAAAAGCATCATATGAATTAATTATTTTTTCATAATAATCATGCGCTTTTCGTGTTGCCATAAGAGGATTGTTAATACCTAAAATCTTGAATCGTGTATCCATTATATCAAAATCTAAAGGATTTGTAAACATTGAATCGTGTTCTAATATAAGAATAGGCTCATTTAATTCATATGCCATTTGCCACAAATTAAAGTGACTCATCGAACATGCCATGCGTTTCAAAGGATTTTTTGTAGGATAAGCTTTCTTAGTTAAACCAGTAGAAAAATCAGTAACATGCCCTTCCCAAGGATAGTTCCATTGTACATCTGATTCTTCCATAATTTGTTCAACATTATCAGGGGTGATGGCATTAAACTTAAGAACTTTAAATTTGTTGTCAACACCTTTTGAACTATTAACTAGATTTTCGTAGCCTTTTTCGGAAATTTGATTTCCTTCAACTACTATACAATACGCAATCATTTATCAATCTTTAAAATATAACTATCTGGTTCGCCTGAAGCTTGACGTAAATCAAATTCTACACACTTTGTAGAAAATGGAATTTGTTCCATAAAGTATTCCATCTCTGCTTTATTGTAGCGGTCTGGATGTTTTTGAAGCCATGGGTGTTTCCACTCTTTTTCTGACATAATATGAAACGGCCAGACGTCTTCAATGAAATACATGCCTTCTTCTTTTAGAAGAGGATAGAAAACATTAAATGTCTGACCGTTCGCCCGGGGGGTATGTAGGCCGTCGTCTAAAATTACGTCAAATTTTACATCACTCCAGATAGTTTCAATAAGCTCTCGAGTTGATGTTTTAGTTGAGTCACAACGAGCCCATTTTACTCTTTCATGTTGTAAAACTGGGATATCTTTCGGGTCAATTCTTTGAAAAGTATCAACACCATAAAATGTTGCTTTTGGAAAAAAGTCTAGCCATGCTTGAAGGCTATGTCCTTTAAAGACACCAATCTCTAAAAAATTGATTGGCATATTTCTCATGCCATCAAATTCTGGCTCATAAACTTTATGATAGTGATGTTTCTTGGCTTTGTCGCAGCCATACTTATTAAATAGTTGTTCAAGCATTTTAAAATTTTACCTTTGTTAAACCTTCTTCACTTCCAATTTCACCGTCCCAAAATGTATTAAAGGACATACTTATTCTTAAGTGATTTTCTTCTTGTACTGGCGGGACGTCATGGTTTGTTTGCGAAGGAAATAATAATAACAGCCCACTTTGAACCTTATATCCTCTTACTACACTATTAAATATATTAGGTTGTTCTGTAGGAAGTTCCCATGGCGTCCATGCTTGTTTATTGAAATGAATAACATCATTTTCACTGGCATTGAAATAAAATGAACCACTTAAAATACTATTAGAATGTGTATGAGCGTGGTGAAATTCACCTTTCTGAGTAAAATTTAACCAGCTTTGAGTAATTCTTAGCTTAGTATTAGGATCCGTTGGGGATAAAACAGCAATAAGAAATTCATTTACAGTTTCTTGACACCAAGCTCTTAACTGAGAAAACTGTGGTACATCTAAAATATAATTATTGGTGGAAGTCTTATTTCCAACGTTAACTCGCGTTTCACCTCCACAAATCTTTACAAAATCTTTTTCATCTTCTGTAAAATCACGATCAAGAGTTCTTAATCCTAATGGCGTTGCAAATAGAGGTTGAATTTCAAAATTAGATATCATTATACGTTCCAATAATTTTTTGTAGGGCCTGTGTCAAAATCATAACCCCAAGTTTCAATGTCATTTTTATACCAATCAGCAATGATTTGTATAGTTTCATTAGTATATATGTCACGGTATGTGCCACTATTTAAAGCAGTAACATTACGAGCTCTACTCATATCAGTTAAATTAAAGTATTTACATAAGTCTTCGTTTATGTGTTCAAAGCGAATAATATCGCAGCGAATATTCCCAGCCACATCAGTAACGTGGTCAAAAGCAGGATACCATCCACGAACCGCTCTATGCCACATAAAGTCTTCTGATCCCCATTTATGACGTTCTTCAAGAAACGCTTCGAATGAACTAACATCTGCATAGCTTTTTTCTACTTTCTTTTCTACTTCGATTACTTTCTTTGCAAAGAAATACCGGCTAACAACACGATCCCAAGGATTGCGAATAACAGCAAAGGCGTCGTGGTTATCACGTATTTTGGGATGAATATCGCGCCAGCGGGCGTGTTCAAAACCATGATGATCTCCTAAAGAATTCATTTTTGCTAGTACTGCTTGCGTGTACTCTTTTGATTTATGAGTATTAGGTCCGGCAGCAATTATTTTATTGCTAATCATTGGACTTTTACGAATAGTCATTCCAGCATTCTTTGGAATATGAATAAAAAGCTTATTAATCATTGTACATCTTTCATTAATTGTTCTACATTTTCACCTCTATTAGGTAATTTATCTTTTAAGAAAAAGTGAACGAAATAAGCTTGTTTTATAGCTGAAGGTTTAATAGCAGTATAAAGACCGTTCCACTTATAATCCAAATGTTGTTGTTTCATATTTTCTTCTCTTACCCATGTATTGAGTAAAGTTTGGTCAGTAGACCACTTCCATGGGCCAAGTCCATCAACAAATGGTTTGAATCTTGGTCTTCTTAGAAACTGTGCAGGTGTCTCACCATTTAAATATTTACTAATAGATTTATTCATAAGCATCACACCCATGTTATAAAACTCCCCACCACGATTGTTCCACTTCCAATCAATGTTACGGATGCTGCTGTATTGCATTTTAGAATAATTTTTGATTTTGTTTACATACCAGGATTCAATTGGCATGTCACGTTCTAATACACCGCCAAAATCAACATTTGGATCGAGAATATCAAAAACATTAGGACTACCGGGTCTAATCCATACGTCACTATCAATGATAGCAACTTGGTCATATGTTTTAAGATAAGTGAACGCATTTTCTTTCTCAAAAATAGGCAAATAACCACCATACTTTTCGTATGATTCTTTGCTACGGTTTGTTACGAAGGGATCTGGTTTAATCATTAATATAGGTGACCGTTGACACTCATAATCTGCGCCAATGGATTCTGCATATGCTTTAACCGAGGCAGTACAATGATCGTACAACCTCGATTTTTTTCCTACATAAACTTGATATATCAATCTTTTCATAATAAAATTCCAACTATTTATTTTTTAGGTGCGTCTCCGCTTTTTGCTTTACCATAAGCATTAGCGCCAAAGAAGGCAGCAACTAAACCAGCAATAGCAACAAAATATGTTGGAGCAATATCTCCGATTAATTGTGCTGCATCTTCTACACCAAAGATACTGGTCACTAAAATAAGAACAGGATAAAGAAGCATGCCCCATAGTGCAAACCACGCCATTTGTCTTATTTGATCTTCTTTTGCATCCTCGTTTTCTTGCATTTTTCTTTTATGTTCAAACTCTGCAATTTCTTTTGCTCTTGCCATTTCTTCATCAGTAATAATTCCATCACCGTCTGTATCTAAATGCGCATAGATTGAATCTGCAGCAAGTACTTTTTGTTCAGTGTTTTTCTCAGCCATGAGTCTATCCTTTTTAGACATGACAAAAACATAAAATAAAAATCACCTCATATTTTTTCTAATATTTCTTCGGCTAACATTAGTGCTTGTTTATAATTTTTCCGAAGACGATTATTTGAATAGCCATTTTCTTTAAACCATTCAAGGCTATTTATAGTTCCATGATATAAAGAGTCATCATGGAATTTAAATCTACGAACAGTGTCTTCCCACTGAGATCGAAGTAAAAGTAATTCAGCCAGTGATGTATTCATAGATTTCTTTCCATGTAGCAAAGGTGGGGAATTCGTCGTTATCCATATTATGAGCATGTTCTACCACAATACTTTCTAGACCAAGACGATCACCTAATTGAGCATTTTCAATTTTATCTTCAATCCAATACAATCCACTACCACGATAAGGTTCTAGAACTTCATCTTTATCAGCACCAGTATCTTCAAAGATAAACTTAGTAAATGCAGTTTCACCAAATAGTTTTTGAGTATTTTGGATCCGAAGTTTTTGAGCTGACTCATCTTTTGACAAAGATGTAATCATGTGGAATGTGTATCCGTGTTTACGATGTAATAGATCAACATAATACATAGCATCACGTAAAGGTGGAAGAAAGCCTATTGCTGCTGATTCATTGAAGAAACGAACTAATTCTTCTTTACGATCACGTGTAAGACCATATCGCTTACCTACATCATAATTGTCTGGATCTACAACTTCTTTATCACCAAAATGTTGTTCCATCCACACTGTAAATGCATATTCCCAATTTAAAAGTACGCCGTCACAGTCCGTAAGAATTACTTTGTTTAAGTTGTTTGTAATCATTCATTTCTCCTTCATTATATTCGTATTCTACCACATATTCAGGAGAAAGTAAATAGTTTTTTTTCATTTTATCAGTATTTTTTATTCTAAAATCTTTATTCTGAGATTGAGTTTTATGCCGACCACGTTTTTTATTACGTGCATCAAATCGACTATATTTTGCCACTTTAAAATCCTCCTTGGCCAAACTCTCTTGTATTTTCTATTTCAGAAGCGAAATCATCATATCCACCTATGTATCTATCATTCCATGTTATTTGTGGTACTGATGTTACATTTGGAAATTTTTCTTTAAATTCTCTTCGAAGCTCATCTGTTGATAAAATAATGTATTCGTAGTTTAGATCGTGCTGAATGCATAAAGATCTAGCCATTTTACACCAATGGCAGGTTTCTGTGCCGTATATTTTTATCATATCCATTCTACCACTTCTGTTATGTTAGGTTTGTCTTCTGTTGATTCTTGATATCTTTCTAAATCGGGATATCCTGCTGACATAATAAATTGAACTTCATCATCAATAAAATCAAATCCTTTTTCTTGCCACAAGTCTGTTCTATATTCCCAATCTTGAAAACATAAGGTGTAAGAAACATCTAGACCATGCTCTATTAGTATTTTACTCAAAATTGTAGCATGCATTCCAATTTCTATATTGGTATTTTTAATAGTAGATCTATTCTTATACATATTAGGGTCTACAGGTGGTTGAATATGGCCAGAACTCATATCTGATGCAACTTTAGAATTTGGGGTTGCAAGTCTAACAGTATAAATGAATTGATATGGCGCCGTAAGTAAGTTATAATTAGCTCTAACCTTAGAAATACCAGCAGCAGATATATCATATAACCCTTGGTTTAGTTCTTTATTGAAAGGGCCTATTGCCCACACTTTATATGGCATTAAATTTTGTTTAGAAGCAACCGCAGTATAGGTTTTACATAAACATTCGTTTATTAAAGACTTATCGGGTGTTCTATTTTGGTCATACCACCTAATTTGTTTTCTGTTCTCTATAATTTCATAAAACATGCGACTACCTTATTTTTAACATTTCTTTTGTCATAATATAATCTCTTACGAGATCTGAACGGATGATGTCTTCCCAACCAAATTGTACCATTCTAAAGAAACGCATCTGTTCTACAATGCCTAAGAATTTAATGATGCCACTTTTATCATCATCATATTTAAAGTCTGTTTGATAATAATCACCAGAGAAAATAATCCGGCAATCTTCCCCAGTACGTGTAATAATCGAGTCTAATTCATGGAAGTTACAGTTTTGCATTTCATCAACAATAACGATAGCATTATCAAATGTAGATCCACGGATAAACGATGTAGACTCAAAACGAATTTTCTTTTGCGTAATTAATTTATTCCAAGCTTGGTCATATCCAAATAAATCATAACATATAGAACGATAAGGCACTGTGTAAGCTTGCTTTTTTTCCTCTTCATTACCCGGCAAAAAACCAATATCACGAGTTGGTACCATCGAACGAATAATAATAAGTTCTCTGTAAATATCAGGATTTCTCATAATTTCTTTCATAGCAAGATACATTGCTACAAATGTTTTACCTGTACCAGCGCAACCTGACAAGACAAGATTATGTCCTTGATCCCAATATTCAAATGCTTCTTCTTGCGTATCAGTGATAGGCTCATGGTTCTCCAGCTCGTCTGGAGTTACTTTCATGGAATTGCTGTTTTTCATCATCATCTCAAATTTTGATCGTATTACCAGAACCCGAACCGTCTTTAATACGTTGCAGGTTGTCTTTCCATCCATTGTCTGTTTTGCTTAACAGACTTCCTTGACCACTTACGATCTTTGGAGCGGACATCACTTGTTGCACATTTGGCATTTCATCTAAAATTGTTTGTAATTCATCCCATGAACAAAACACTTCCCAAGTATCATTTGTTTTTAAATCTTTTAGTGTATACGTTGGCATATCCGTTTCCATTTATTCCATTGTTCTTCTACATTATATCTATGCATAACATTCCAATATCTATCTTTACCAGCACCGGACCAAACTCTTACAACCTTCTTGCCTTTTGGTGATTGCTCAAGTCTAAGCCATATACCTGGATTCTCTTGATCTCCAAATTTAAGTTCTTCTAGAACTTCATATTGAATGTCACCAAACATTATAAACCTTTTCCAAATTCTTCATTGCTTTTAATTAGATATCTTTGTACTTTCATTGATCTTTTTTTCATATATTCATATACACTACTTTCTAACTCATGAGCCTCAATCTCCCACGGCCTTTCATAATACGGAACATCAGATGTGGTATAATGCTCTTTTTCATAGGCAACTCTAAAAGGACCAGCTAGATTACGCATTCTCCTTGTGGCGAATTGCTCTACGTGAATAAGCTCATGAGCGAGCGTCTCAAGCATTTTTGCAAAGGACTCGACGCCTGAATAGTTTAACCTAATGGTATAGAACTTTGGAGACTGTTCGCCATAATCTTCTACATCCATATCGCCCCATATTAGATTATTTTTATACAAATCCTTTTCTATATTGACTTCAAAATATAATGTACGTTTCATTCTTTTTGAAACAAGAACATCAAGTCCTGCACTAATAGCTTCAGCTATAACATCTTTTTGCAAATTGGATAACTTGTATCCAGTAAAGGTAATCATGCCGCAACCTTAAACCATTCTGGTATATCACGTTTAGTCCACACCATTTTGAAACGATCTTGCTTAGTTTGATAGAAGGCGCGATAGGCTTCAACTGGATCGCCAAGTGCAATACATTCTGGATAATCTTTCATTGCTAATTTAAATGGTGTTTTAACACAATTTTTATGCCCAAAGCCTTTAATATTACGTGGAGGTAATACAAGCAAATCACGTAGTTTTGATGTACCATGTTCTTTGCCATACCTATAAGTGTATTCCATAAGTAAAGCAGCAAAATGATCGTAGTGCCATTTATAATTAGCTGCAGATTCCATAGTCCATACTGTCGATGGATGGCCGTGATGGACAGCCTTGTATAGACGTTCTTCCTTATCAGGTCGAGGATGGACCCAATAGTTAATCATACGTTTGCCTGACTTTGATGGACGTTTTTCAACATAGCCGTCCAACATACGATGAGCAGTGGACAGCATTTGTGCTGACTCGACAATCATTTTTACCACATGTTTGTCACACTGTAACTGTGCAGCTTTGATTGGATCATTGTCTAGGATAAAAATATTCATGTATATACTCCGACCATAATAAAGAATACTTAATTATTATATCAAGTATTTCAAGTTTGTACACCACTTTATGCGGCTATCTCCGTTAATTGTTTCACTTTTTCTTCTAGGAATTTCTTTTTAGCTTTGATTTTAGCTGCTAATTCTGTTTTACCTTCGTTTGACAATTGATCTACAAAGTTATCTAGTTCTGCTGAATCTTTTTGTAATCTTTCTAACGTAGTCATCGAAAATTCTCCTGTAAAAGTGAAAAACTGGTCCTTCATGGAAGGACCAGCATCAAAATATTTTTTTATTTTTTTATTATTTTTCATTATTTTGAAATTAGTCCTGGAAAAGCCTCCTGTACTGTTGCTTTCGTAATTCCTGTTACCGGTAACTTTTTATTAATCATGCCTATGACTAGCTCCGCATCTTGTGGTTCTACTGTTTCTAGAATGCCAATAAAGATTTGCTCTCTCTTAGCTTTCATTAATTGATCGCCTCTACCACCTTTAACAAAATATTTGAACTTCAGGTTTTCACGTAATAGATTACCTGGTGCTGAATGTGGTTCGTTAGGGTTGTAAGGAGGCGTGCCTGGTGGGAGGTTCCACTGAATTGAATCATCAAAAGTTCCTCGAAGTATGTCTTTAAGAGCCCAGGACTCGTTGGCTCTTAAGACTTCTATCTTCTCACTTTTTGTTCGTTTTTTTCTGGCTTCTTCAATTACTTCATGAACACTTTTAACCATTAAATAAACTCCTGAACACTTTCTAATAATAATTTACATCGCTTTTGAATCAGATAGTTAAACACTTTCGATTTGTTCTTACTAGGATCCTGACTCTCGTATGTATTTATAATCTCAGATTTAATATTTTGAGGTGTTTCTGTTAAATCTATTAATTTTTTATTGCGTAAAAAATTACGGTAGATATCATCACCCATAGCAGACTGCAAGTCTTCGGCTTCTAGCCATGCTTCAATCTTCTTCTTTGTTACAGGTGATTGTCTCCGCCCTTCTACAAAGACATTGTCATCAGACAGCACATTAGGGACTCCGTCGCCACCATCTCCGCGGAAAATGTGTTCCATCATATAAAGACGCGGGTTGTCA